GGCTCGCCTTTACGGTCAAGGAGCTGAAGGTACTGTGCCACAACGTTCGGGGGTCCGCCCTGCACTCCAAGAGGTGGAAGAACGTGCCGTGCAACATCCGGAAGGATGTTGTCGACACGCTCTGCCACCTGGCAGTGCGCGAACCCGAGAACGCCTTCTCTTTCACTCGGCTCTCGAGGTCGTTGCCTGAGCCTCCCGCAAGGGAGTGCGTCAGGCACCTTCAAGACGCCAAGCTGATGGCGAGCGCACCGTTTCCCACATCGGCTGCTGCCCTGGATTCCCTTCGGAGCTTCGTTGCCCTCACGCCTGGCGTGAGCGGCAGTGGAGTCCTTCGTCATCCAAGGCGGCTTCCCTCTTCCAGCTCGTCCTGTCTCGAGTGGCCTGCCACTCGAGGCGGGATCGACGGCTACCTGGAACACCTCGGGCACATGTGTGAGGAAGCTGGGGCGACCCAGTCCTCCTTCCACGCTTACGCTGGGGACTCGCTCGGCGCCTTCTGTCTCAGGAGGGCGTCGACGGTCTTGCGGCCATGTGCAGGGGTGTCTGCGGACTTGAGGGAATCTTATCGTTGCGCGGGGTTGCTGTACCTCAGGTCCCAGGGGAAACCCTTTGGCATGAAGGCAACCGCGCTCAGAGCTCCTGGGTACAGGGTCCGGGTGGTCGGTGTTCCCGACTGCCTGACCTTTGTGGAAGGGAGCTGGGTTCGTTCGTCGCTGCGCTGGTTGGCCCCCAACCACTGGCGTATCGACGGCGGATCCCGGAAGATTCCCGGTGGAATGCACCAGAAGCGTGGGCAGCGGTTCGCTTCCTTGGACTTGTCCAAGGCCACGGACGGTCTGTCCCACGCTTCTGTCCGGATAGTCATCGAAGGGCTCGCGGCGCGTGGCCTGATCCGTCCTGCGGATCTTGCCATGTCGCTGCGATCCCTCGGGCTGGAACGAGGAGCGACCTGGAGCTTCCCTGATCTTGGTGACAAGATCGGAGAAGGGTCGTTCCTCAGAGGGAGTCCGATGGGCACACCTCTCTCCTTCGTTGTTCTCTCTTGGGTGAACGCCTGGGCTACCAGTGCGTTTGAGCGGTCGCTTACCCACGGAGACGATGCGGTCGGCCGTTACCGTCCAGTGCCTCACCCCAGGGTGAGTGCACTCGATGTGTATAGCTCCCGCGTCGCTTCTGTGGGTGCGTCGCTCAACAGGTCCAAGACCTTCCTTGCCGACCACTCGTGGACGGCCTGTGAGATCTTGGCCTTGCCAAGAGAGTACTCGGAGGACGGAATGACTCTCTTCTTCCCCCCCTCCATTCCTCCGCCGGTCCTTCGGGCACCAGTGGAGGCGGACCAGAGGCTCGAGAACCTCTGGTTGCGCCGGATGGAGAGGGTTATGAAGGGCCGCTTCCCGTGGATCGTGAAGGATCCCCGCCTGCATCTTCCGGTGCAAGTGGGTGGCCTCGGATACACGGGTCGCGGTCTCGCCGTTGGGGTCTCTGTGCGACGACGCCTCGGTGCCCTGGTCTCCAGGGGGCCGAGTGTCGTTATCGCTCAGGACCTCATTGGCAAGAAGCCATTCCGTGAGGTGGGCCTCTTCCCGCGTCCTCTCGTGCGGCAGGTGCACGCTCCCTCGTACTGGAAGGCTGTTCGGGCGACTGAACAGTGGTTCCAGGGAAGCGGTGACACCCCCGTGCCTCTTGAGTCCCTGCTGTCCTTCAAGTCCTGTCTCATCGAAGATGAGATGAGGCTCGCTGAAGGAGATAGGTTCAAGAGGAAGAGAGTAGCGGGAAGACCAGACAGAACAAGTAGGTCTGCGGTGTTCCGGCGGATGGGAGTGGCCCCTTGTCGTCCTCTCTCGAGACGATGGGGGTGCTCCGCGCTCATTCGCTGGGCCAGGCTGTCTCGCGACAGCATGGTCACCGTAGACCAAGACATAGCCTCTGAGATTCGGGAGAGAATCCCAGATCCACCGTAGCCCACTTGGG